AGTAGTGTGCTACCGATAACCTTACTGCTTCTTATGTTGATGCTATGCATCGTTTTTTATCTGCCTATGTACAACAGCCTCTATAGTATTCCTGTTACAATTATTTCTGTTTGATTTCTTGAAGATAAAGCTTTTCATTCTGCTTTAATATATCCCTTAGCTTCATGAACATTGGCATAAATATATAGATTACCAAGAAGGCTATAATTATGAATAGTACTATATAAAAAGCAATACTGAAGTAACTACCAAAGAAGGCTTTAATAGGCTCAAATATAACACTAAGGCCTTCATCCCTTACTCTGCATAACCAGGTTTTACATCTAGTATCCATCTCCTTTATATAAGAGGTCTGATCGCCAGTGTTTATTTCAATTTTATCATTCTTTTGAACAGTATGGAAAAAGACACTGTACTCCCTTCCACAGATCACAAATTTCTCATTTTGATCTGGTGTTCTTTTACAAGACATTTTAACACCATAATTTTGCTGCGTTGATCGAATAGAAATTCTATTGTGGAATATGTCACATGGCCCATTAATAGCACAGACGGTATCTATATTAGAAACAATCTGGAAATTGCAGGCATAACTCTCAAAGCAATCTGGGCACCCAACACATTTTGCATCTATCTGAAGGTCTAATTTTTCTGTAAAAAGCTTGTACTGTATGTCTCCTAAGATTAATTTTATTGCTAATTCCCCAACCAAATGTCGGTTATTTACAACAGTTATAGTCTCATGGTCGTCATTAAATACAAGCTGCTTCTCTTCCTTCAGCAGTTTACAAGAATCATAATTATTATTGTAACATTTTCTAACAATTATGTCTTTTCTACTAGCACCATGGCATGTGTAATCAAACTTAGGTGTGCCGGAGCCTAAGATGCTAGAGTTAGTTTTCTGTACATTACCACACATCTGACCAAATGTTCCTAAATCATTGATTTGGCCACTAAATAATTTATGATTTGTCACTGCTAGTAAAGTTGGTAGTGTTTTTGTGTCTACAGTCTTAAACTGGAGCTCTACCTCTTCAGTTATTTTCGGTTCTATTGCATTTATCTCTGTACAGAATGTGTTGCCAGGATAATTTATACAGACAGTTAGAACAACTTCTTCTTCTACTGACTTTCTGTATACTTTAGTTTCTGGCCTTATCACGTCTTGGCATGATCCAAAGACACAGCCAGTATTGATTGCTAAACACCCAAATTCTTCACAACCCCATCTGCTAGTTCTCTCTTGTGAGAAAGTCAACCAATTAGCTTCATGTTCTATTTCTGCTGGGCATTGGCCAGTGCATTTCTCATCATGTTTGGTATTTATGCTAATAGTTGGCCCAGTATCATATAAGTGTATATATGTGCTTCTAATAACTGCAGCTTTTATATATATAATCAGGTCTAATAGAGGGAAACCATCCTTTGATTGAACACTATATCCTATGCTAGTTCCCCCCAGTGCAGGGATGGTTGCTGTTATATAAGCACCCTCTATTCCATCAGAGTTTTCGACACCTTGTGCTGTAATATATTTATAAATGGGTTTTATATGGGGCAAGTCTGCAGTTGGTGCAAAGCTGTATGTTTCAAGTGTGTGTGTTAATTTGTCTGTGAGTGCTTTTTTATAATCTTCTAATGATTGCATTGATATTTTACCTATGTAAGATGATTTTCTTGATTTAAACTCCCAAGTACAATCAGTAACTATATCTGGATTAATTGGGTATCTATCTGTTTTGCAACCAACAGATATACAATAGTGGCCAATGTCATTTCCAGTATCCTCTCCCTCTATATGATCTGTATAATAAAGTAAATCAGAGTCACATTTTATTATTGACCATTTTTGCCCATTAACTGTACAAACACCTTTGTCCATGATCCTGCAACTTTTAATAGCAGTGGTGTAGGCATCAGTTTCAGTACCCGGATCATTTAACCAACACTTCATTGTTTTGAGTTTTTTTACCACATCTGCCTCTGCTGGCGTGTAGTCTACCAAACAATGCTGGTCTTTAATACACCATGTTTCTACTCTATCATGTGCTTTGTAAACCTTAATGGGTTTTTTATATATTTTATAATTTGGACTATCCCCACAGGCAACCATATTTTCCATAGGTATTCCAAACCTTGGACTTAAGCAACTTATATCTTTATACTTAGAGCATTCTTTTGTGATTGTGCCCACTTGTGCATTTGATAATGAAGTAAGTTGACCAACCGATCTACTCAGCTCTGCTGGTTGGTATAATCTTTCTAGTTGACTCTGTTGAAGTTCAAAGGTTGATGCATGTCCTACACCCATCAAACATTTTCCAAACTCTAGGTAAGCTACCAGCATTTTATTATTAGGATATTTAGTTTTGATTTTGTCTATCATAGTTACTGATTGGTAAGGTTTCTTTTCCTTGATTTTATTAAGCATGTAGACATACGATGTACCTGGAAATGCTGCCTCAAATATTTTTAAAAATAGAGACATGTCATGTTTAAAATTGTCTCCTTTCGATGTATATGTTGAATTCATGGTTGTATCAAAGTCCCAAGAGTCTTCAGCGCAAGCACCACCAGCCATACATTTGCAGAATTTGCTTTCTTTTGCAAAAGCACATATATCAAAGTGTTGGGTTTTTGCTAACATTCTCCACTTTACTTGTGAGTAACCACTATTATGCTCAAACAATTTATAATAATCGCAATGTTTATTTAAAAAAACTGCTTCCAAGAGGTGCATCCTGTGGTAGGTTTTTTGCTTTTCTATAGCCTTTATTGCTGACTCTATCGTCTTTCCTAGAATTTCAACATTATCTGCATCTACCTGTGATATCTTTTTAGTTTTTACCAATGCAGCTGCTTCTGTTAGGTATGTCTTCTTATCTTTTTCGGTACAATCTGCTGGTGCAATTAGAGGCCCTACACATTCTGGTTTGAGTTCTTCATTAGTCCAACAATCACTATCTGCAGCAACTATAACTATAATATTTTGTAGCAAGAATAAAATAGATAACACTATCATTATTGTTTTAACCCAAGTGAGTTTGTACTGGTATGTGCATGATCTCTTCACCTTATGGACCACAACACCATCTGGATCTTCTAGTAATCCACATGTGCAAAACCCACATTTGTTTGTAAAATCACCAATATACTTTATATTTGACTTGCTGTGGTACATACTACATTCTTCACAATATATAACATTTATTTTTGTCAATAACTCTAACACTATGTTGAGGGCTAAAGCAGTGCCTGCAAATAATACTGTAAAACACGCACCAATTATAGAAGCATATAGTATGGCATAATATTTATATTCACTTTCTTGTTCTTTCCATTTTAGAACATCTGCAATTTCATCTAGAGAGTATTTCTCATTGGTAGGGTAATTTGTCATTGTACCTTCTATTGGTGTTACAAAAGATAAGATTAATGTCGCTAGCAAAATAGATATAACAAGGGAAGACCCTTTTGATTTACATAATCTTCGTGCCATCCTAAGACTTTTAAAGCCTTGACATAGCCCTGATTCCCTATGTAGCCTCATCCTGTCAGATGTTTCAAACCTAGCTCCACATACACAATAAGATCCACAGTTTGTAAACGGGTGGTATGCTAAGCCACAACAACTACATTTCTTACAACTACGATTGTAAGCCCAGCCATAAGCATAAGCAATAGGCATAAACACTGGTATTAGAAGATAACATATATAAAATCTAGTTGCTATCAACATAAGTATAAATATAACTAATGTCAATGTTATAATTATAATTAACTCTATATTCTGGCAAATAGAGTTTGCCATAGACCCTGGTAGCATACTTCTGTGTAAAAATCTAACACATGACATGTGTTGTTTGAAGCAAGCATGGAATTGCAGTGTTTTCTTTCCGCAACTGACTTTGATATGTTCACAAGTTCTATCTAGTGCTACTGATGCTTTGGTTTTGAACCACCCCGTACTTATTGTTGTACCAGTCACTTCAAAATGATTAAGTTTGTCAGTCTGGAACACAATCTGTGCATTTTCTTTGTCTACGGTAATAGTGCAATCTCTAGTGCATACATAGTTTTTTGCTATCAGATTCAAGTTTTTATCCAACTCAATTACATTAATGCTGCCTCCTGCTGTAGGGACTGGGTTACAGTATTTCCAATCTGCAATAGTCCAATGTCTGAAAACTTTGCTATGACCATAGATTCCAGTATCATTTTTTTGGTATATCACTTCTGATTTTAACATAGATACATCATCTTTGATGCAGAATTCAGATATCGATGTCAATGATTTCTTTTCTGCTATTAGTTGACCACCGTGGAAACATCTTGAGATGAGTGGGTTTTGCAAAGTTGCAACCCAGCATGAAACAATAATAATCAGAGTCAGCATCTTCATAATTAAACTTTGTGAGGCTTGTAAATATCGGTAGTACACTACT